GGCATACGTATAGCCGGGGTGATCTTTCGATACTTCCTCGATTGCATATTCACGATCCTCACAAATTTGCGCGATAGACAGCCCCGCTCTCCACAAAGGCTCTGGTAAGTCGGCACGGTTATCCCGTATGTGCGCTATCTGAGCGCAAGTGTCTGAACGCTCAACAATAATCTTGAACACGGTGGTGCCCACGATGCTCTTACTGACGCCGTCATCGGCGTAGGTAATGTGGTCAGGCACCGCGAATGGGAGTTGGTCATACCCCTCGCTATCTTCTCCAGTAGACGATACACCTGCGCCACTGCTGTCTTCATCCCGCCCGCCCAAGCCCAGCATACCGGCAAAATCAAACAAGCTAAGTGCTTCATACTCGTCGTTAATTATGCCTGTGGGTTTAGGATTACTTGGGTCACGATAATTAAGTGATCCGGGGTACCGCAAAAGCCGAGCTGAATCTGTGGTGCATGATGTATCAACCAACAACCCTAACTTCTGAGCCAATGCTTGTAGCCGTGTGGCGATGGGTTTCCATGTCTCTGGGACTATCGCCATATCCATAGGCCAGTACAGGTGCAAACCGTTACCCGAGTTAACCCGTAAAGGCTCAGGCAACCCAGAGTCCTCTATAAACTTATCGACAGCGGCGGTGGCATCTTCCTGTGTTGCGTAGCTCTTGCCGTCCCCCTTACCAGCGTCAATGTCTAACCAAAACGCTTTAACCTTGCTTGCGTTAGCCTGTGTACGTTTGCCATGCTCTTTGAACGTCGCAGGGGTGTAATACTGATGCACACCCTCAGACACCGCGTTACCGATGCTAGCTAAGTCTTCCACACTATCCAGAAAGACATGCTCGACTTTGCTGTCAGCAATAGCTGCAAAACAGTACACCCCCTCGTCGGGAGTTATTAGTCGAAAGAATTGTACGAGTGTCATAGTGATTCTCTGTTTAGATTATTTACCGTTAACTACTGCGGTCAGCTTTTTTAAGTTGCTCGCATTGGGTTCATACTTGCCGGTAAACCAATCGTAAACAGCCATACGGGACACGCCCACTTTCTTCGCTATGTAGCTAATAGCTATACCGCGCTTGATGGCTTTCCATCCTAACTTAACGCTCACAGGCGCTGAAGACGGCTTCGCCAACTCGCGGATCTTGTTTAAAAATTCATATGAATAACCGCGCATCTCTCGCTCCAATAGGTGATCGGGGTAGCCGAAGCTACCCCACAATACGACTACTTACGCGTCGTCGTCGTCAGCCCACTGGTCAAGTACGGTTTTGACATCGGCTTCTTTGGTCTTGCCACGAACGCGAGGGGGTTCCTCGGCGTCATCATCGGTGGCTTTCGCATGTTTTGCGGCGGCGGCTTTCACAATAGCCGCGGTCTCCTCGTCAACTTCCACAGCTTCAGTGTTTGCTTTTTTGTTAGGAGTAAACCGCATGGTAATTGCATCAACAGCGTCAGGTGTTTGCGCACGGTCACGGCACATCAAGTATTCAGCTTCGTCCAACGGTCGGATAGGCTTGAACGTAAGTTTTGGTGTGGCAGAGTCAGTGTCGAAACGCATTTCAGTGACCACGGCGGTGATGGGCAGGTTGTTCGCATCCAAGAACTTAGCGTACTGGCGCAGTGGTAGCTTGCCTTTCTCGCCCTTACCAAACACTGACTGCGAGGGTAACACCAACTGCAACACGTCGCCCTCAAGATCGTTCTCAAGCGCCACAGCTAACCAACGGCTAAAGCGGCAAGCACGGCTCTCGCCTTGACCCGAACCCTTAATGTTCTGCGGGCAGGTAGCGCAATTAGGACTCTGTGGGTCGGTCACAACCTCATCTGGTGATACACCGTCTGATGACCAACACGCGGGGCCCTTGTTCTCGCCTTCCTTAAATGTACCTGCGTAAAACATGCGGTACTCGGTAGGGGCACTGCTAAGGATGACCATGTTCATCGCACGATCTTCGTTCTTCATTACTTCTTCGCCGCCTACGATCTTGCGAAACACACTGCCCTTAATCGAAATCTTAGGTACGCCGCCGGAACCCAGCATGCTCTTAGTGATGTCGTCACGCGCAATGTTCTTCAGGTACGCTGGTAGGTTGGCTTTCTTAAATAGAGTGAGGTCACTCATCGTTGCTCTCCTTAACACTGTTAGGTTGGGGTATTGATGTTACTAGCTTATCGTCTGGAATGCCAAAATATTTAATTACATCGCTCCAGAAAAACCGATAGTGTGAGCCTATACGTATACTGGGTAATGGCTTCGCTTCGTTACGCGCCATGGTCAGGATAGTGGCACGGCTAACACCTAGTGCAGTGGCTACCTGCGCGGTGCTCATAGGACGTTCGGTAATCATGACTTGCTCCTTCTTACTGACACCGCATAACGGTTGTCTACGTTTAACCCGACTGGCATTACATCAGGGTTTTCCTTAATGAACTCTTGCATCTGACGCTGTGAGATCCTGCGCTCCAGCAAATCCAGTGCTTGATGTTCAGTAATAAAATTGTGCATAGCCTCCCAGTCGCTCGTCCAATACCGAGTCTGAACCGTACGGGAAACCGTACCATATTTAGTACGCAAGCTATCTGCACCGGTGGTCTTGCATAACTCGAGCAGGTGGCTCTCTACCATTTCCATTTGCTCTTTGACTGTAGCGTCTTGCTCTTCGTACTGTTGCTTCAGTTGGGATCGGTGATCCCTCATTTTGATGTAAGCTCTTACGAGCTTTTCCGCGGTTGCATCCATGGCTCTCTCCTTGATGAACTTCTATTGTAAAGCTACTTCTTTACATTGTCAATACTTCTCTGAACATTTCTAATAAACTTTCGTTGGTGTCCTCACACACATCGAGCGCTCGGTACCGTTTCTCTTCGACAGGGCTTCCCTGCAACCTAACGACCAAGCACTTATTCTTTTGCCCTGCGCGGTGAATACGGGCATTGGCTTGCACATAAGTCTCATAACTCATGATCGGCCCCCACCATACGATTGTGTCTGCGGCGTGTAGTGTGATGCCGTGTGAAGCGGCTTGTGGTTGTATCAGTAGCACCCTAGGTTCGGGTTGCTCTTGGAACCGCTTAATGATGTCCGCTCGCTTATTGGCTGATACCTTCCCATAGATAGTCTCTACTGAATACTTCTTGGCTAATAGTTTTTCTTGTAGCAACTCAAGTGTGTTGATGTACGGGACAAACACCAATACCTTATTATCCGTTGCGTTTATAACTTCTAGCAACACGTTAAACCGATCAGTGATGTCCAACTCCACAGTGGCGCGGTCATCGGTGTACACACTGCCTGAGCTAACTTGCAGTAGTTTCTGTAACCCCACTGCGGCGTTTACTGCGCTGATTGTTTCCCCTGCGGTTTGTGCCGCCATGTTTTTGCGCAACTGCTCGTATAGCTTGAGTTGTTGCTTGGTCAACGGCACATCACGGGTGGTGTATATGATGTCTGGTAGGTCTAGGCAGTCATCTTTGGTGAATCGTATCGCGGGTTGCAGGAGTCGGTTTACGGTGTCGATCGCTGTGCGTTTTGGTACCCACTTAAAGGTTGTGATCTTCGACATCACCATGTCACGGAATAACCCAAACGATCGTGGCGCTGTCGCAGGGTGCATCATCTTAACCAGCCCATACGCATCAAGCGGCGATTGTGAAGCCGGAGTACCCGTTGCCATCCAAAGCCATGAGTCAGGGCGCACGAGCTTGTTTATGGCCTTCCAGCGGTTCGTAGTTGCGGTCTTAACGTAGTTGGCTTCGTCAATGATAATCAGATCAAAGTTAGACGCAATCAATTCCTTATGGACAATTTCGATACCGTCAAAGTTAATAATGACAAACTCTGCGCCTTCCGCAAGTACTGCTTTGCGTTGCTCTCTGGTGCCGTGGGCTATGTCTACACCGCGGTGCATAGCACCTTGAAATAAGTCCGCCACCCAAGCGGCTCGCATCACCGACACAGGACAGATAACCAGCACCCGTTTGATCTGCCCTATCTTCATCAGGTAGTCCGCCGCCCAAATCATACTGAGCGTTTTGCCGGTGCCGGGGTCATTAAATACGTACGCCCGTCGGTTAAGTGTCAGAAACGCCGCAGTTGTTTTCTGATGCGCGAAAGGTTCACGAGTGCCTGACCATTTGTATTTCGCAATGATGGGTGAGGGCACGTTCTTAATACGAAGGTTTTTTAATACTTGTGCCTCCTCGATACCCCAATGCACCATCACATCGCTTGTACCGTCTTCGTTGTGCCTGAGTATCGTGCTCTTTGGGATAACTTCTGTTACCCGCTTTGGGTTACGTAGGCGCATCTTAAGCGCTTTGTTTTCGATTACTTCCATCTCTCTTCCTCAATAGCTTATCGCTCCAAAGTAGTCTTTGAAGTTTTGTGTGGGCCCCTGATAAAGCACAGGTTCAGGGCTGCGAAGCCTGCCAAGGAACATCACCCTAGGTCGCTAACACCTATACCCACTGAGCTGAAGACTAATGACTCAATCCTCAGATCGGTAAATACTTACTTATTTTTCATCGACCCGTTTGCATTACGCTTGAACGAGCGATTCTTTTCCTTATCCATAACCCGCAGGTTACCCTTACCATTACCACCACCCTTAGAGATCGGAGTGCTGTGGTCTACATCCTTACCATCACCCTTGGATACCTTACCCTCTCGCATTAGCTTGCGGCGGGCGGCATTGCGTTTAGCACGGTTCTTCTTTTGCTCGTCAGAGCCTTGGTAGTTCTCATACTCAGAGCTGTAGTTTCTTTTAGCCGTTGCCATTTTGCTTGTCCTTAATTGCTTGTACTATACGCACCAACTCCACCTCGGGGTCTAGATCTTCGGGCAGCGTTATGTTCAGGTACGAATATATATCCTCGATAAACTCAACCAGTAGTTGAATCACGGCGTCTGCGTCTTCGGCTTCAAACGTAATATGTTCCATCAGCTTCTCCCATTGTGCGGGCATTTCAAAACCGGACACCACGCCTTACATAAACCTGACGGTGATGCGTTCCATACATCTGACTCAAACGCAGCTTCTAACCTAGCAACTTCTGGCAACCAATCCATCCACATCGTACCTGCGTCGTCGCTCTTATACTGCGTGGGTATCATTTTATCCTCTGGACAGAACAGCAGTCCAGCTTTTACTTTTTTTACGTCAGGAAATAATTTGAACACCGCAAGCGACATCAAATGCAATTGGCTCATATCAGCGTTTTTAGATTTACCAAACTTATAGTCAATCATGCGAGCGGTGCCCGTATCCGGGTTAATCACTAGCAGGTCGATAGCCCCCCGCAACCATACATTCTTATCAAAAAACCCACACGGTTCCATATCCTTGGTTAGCCCGAACTTGTATTCGCAGTACTTATCACCTTTCAGGTTCTTTAGCGTATCCAACTGCTTACGCATAAAGTCGTACTTCGGTGGTAAGTCTTTGTTTTCGGCTATGTACAACTCGGCGGCTTTGTGGGCGTCAACCCCGTACAGCATGATCTCAGACGGACTGTCCTTCACGTCCTTCGCAACTTTTAGATGGTAGTACTTCTTGGGGCACGACTGAAACGTTTTAAGTGCTGAGTACGACCATGCTACGTTGGGCATCTTGTTTCCTATTGCTGTCAGCAATCCGCTAGGGTCTTGCCATATCCAGCCTCCGCATCAAGCGGAATGTCTGGCATCCATTTAGGCGCTCGGCGCATCTGGGCTAATACAAAATCTACAGCGTTCTGTGCGTCGGGCTCCTTTGCTAGGATATACACCGCATCGTGCACTGTCAATAGTATATGATACTTCTTAGCTATACGCACCATCTGCTCGCCCATCACACACCGTGCAAGGCTTTGCACAAGCCCCTGAAAGAACTTTGCCCCGTACAGATACTCTTTGCCTTTGCGGGTGTGATACACCCACTTGATCTTACGCTCCTCAGTTATCTTTTCGAGCCCGGGGTACCGCAAATGCAGCCCTGACGGTAACAAGCACCCCTTCTTACCATCGACTTTAATCAGGCTCTTATGCCCATACTCACGCACTTTGCCCTGCAAGATACACGCTAGACAGTGCTCACCATCGTCCCATGCGGACTTCACATGCGCATACTGTGTGCGATACAGATCGACAATACGCTTTGACTCTACTTCCCCGATGTCGGTACCAGAACCCACCTTGATCGCCTGACGTAGCTTAGCCGCGCCGACACCGTAAATCAATGATAGTTGTGATGTTTTACCAATGAACCGTTGCTCTTTGGTTACGTCGTCGTATGGGATCTCAAAGACCTTTGACGCAAAATCCTTATATAGATCCATACCCCCACCCAACTGTTTTAACTTATCAGTCTGCCCCGCTAACCACAGACCAACTCGTAGCTCAATGTTCGACAAGTCCGCCCCCACAATGACATGCCCATCCGGGGCACGGATAGCTTGCTTCAACGTGACCACCCCACGGCTAGGAAGATTCTGCATGTTCACAGCATCCATCCCGCTCCATCGACCCGTTCGGGCACCGTAGTACTTCAATGGTATCGGGAAGTCCCCCCGCGTTCCCATCTCGATAAACCTCTGGGTGCGTGTCTCCTCCAGTGTGGTCTTAACCCCTAGCCGAGCGGCTACCACCGTCTGTACTTTTGTATCAGCGTGTTCTTGCAATGCACGAAAGCCATCATCGGTCTTGGCAAACGCCCAAGTCATCTTGCCGGTAGTCGGGCTCTTTTTCATCGGGGGCTCCACACCCAACGTCCGTAGCAAGTCAGCGAACTGCTCGTTCGAGCGCAAAGATTTCTGTACCGCCTCGCTTGTCACACCATCCATCAATGCTTCTGCGGCTAGGGCATGGCGCCCCGTGGCCTCCAACGTGTTATACAAATGCCGTCGCTTGGTGTTCTTCACTTCCTGCAAATGCTTTTTCAGTAGCTTCTCATCCAGTTGCAAGGTGGGCTTGGTGAATGTACGAAGTGTAAGGTCTATTAGCGGTAACTCTGCCGCAGGAAATCCTTGCCCCATCATCAGGTTAAATATCTTATACGTAAGCTCAACGTCATTGACACAGTACTGACCGTATCTCGCCAACTCCTCGGCGGTGAAATCCAAACGGTGCTTACCCAATGCGTCTGCAACCTCTGTGCCCTTTTCGCCAACCCCGTAATGTTTGGCTAGATTAGCCAATGACACGCTCACATCTACACCTAGCGCCGCACGCCCCATGCACATGGTGTCCAACATTTTCTTGGGGTGTATACCAAACGCAAACGCTAGTATCCCCGCATCAAACAGCGTGTTCTGCGCTAGTAACGCGCTCTTACGCCAGTCGTACTTAGCCAGCGCCCGTGCAATCTGCTCTTTGTCCCCTGTGACCCACTCTGTAACGCCGTCGTTAACCTTCGCCGCAAACCCAATAACTTCAAAGTTGGGGTGGCGTATGTACGCTTCGGTGGTGAATTTTCTGAGGCCGTACGTTTTGTCGTAGTAGGTCTCAAAATCCAACGTAATCAAATCCATCACCACTTCTCCAAGATCTTCGCAACATCATCAATGTTGTCCTCATTAACCACAATAGCTACCGCGCCTGAATCGTTGATAGCTTTAATCTCTCTTTGCTGTAACGGTGTGGGTTTGTTGTTACCTGCTTTGCATTCAATCGCAAAGAACCTACCCTTGTAGCTAATAACGATATCGGGCACACCACTGCGACCGAACCCCCCCGTAGCGGGGAAGAAATAATACGCACCAAACGTGTCCAGCAACTTCCTGCATTTGGCTTTAACCTTTGCTTCCGGCGTCTGTGCCATACGTTTCTCCTAGTACCTCAAGCAACTTCTGAATGTAGTGCTGACCCTTCCG